CCGCTACACCAAGGCGCAGTGCCTCGATCTACCGCCCGTGCTGACCACGACGCGTGAGGTGCCGCTCACGCCGCAGCAGGCCAAGTACTACAACCTGCTGAAGACCCAGATGCTGGTGCAGGCGGCGGGCGAAACGATTACTGCGGTTAATGCGGCAGCAGCGCTCAACAAGCTGCTCCAGATCAGTTGTGGCGTGGCCTACACAGATAACAAGGAGGTGGTGGAGTTCGACTCCACGCCACGCTTAAACGTACTCCTTGAAGCCCTGGAACAGACGGAGCGCAAGGTGCTGGTCTTCGCGCTCTTTCGCGCCACCATCGAAAGCATCAGCGCGTTCTTGAACAAGAGCGGCGTGGCCTGCGAAGAGATCCACGGCGGCATCACTGCCACCCGGCGTGGCGACATCATCCGGCGCTTCCAGACGCAGCCCGAGCCGAGGGTGCTGGTCATGCAGCCTGCGGCTGCGGCGCATGGGATCACGCTGACCGCCGCTGACACGGTGATCTTCTACGGCCCGCTGATGAGCGTCGAGCAGTATACCCAGGCGGTGGCCCGAGCCGACCGCAAGGGGCAGACCGCCGACAAGGTCACCGTGATCCACATCGAGGGCTCGCCCGTGGAGAAGCGCATGTTCGCCGCGCTGGCAGGCAAGGTGGACGACGCCCGCCTGCTGGTCGATCTCTTCAACGCCGAAATCAAAGAAGGGGGGTTGCAAGCCAAGAAGAAGCCTGTATGATGTCAAACCCTAGACAACAAAGGAGCAGCATGGAAACCGAAATGCCCGTTGACCGCCTCGTGCGCATCTACATGAAGATGCGCTCTGCGGTCCAAGACCTCGACGCCCAGATCGAGCAGATCAAGGCGCAGCAGCAAGAAGTGAAGAACGAGATCAAGGACCGCATGCGGGCCTTGGGAACCAAGTCGATGAAGACGGACTTCGGTACGGTCTCTCTTATGGAGAAGACGCGGTACTACACCAACGACTGGGATTCGTTCAAGAAGTTCGTCATCGAGCACGACGCCGTTGACCTGTTGGAGAAGCGTATCGCGCAGACCAACATCAAGACGTTTCTGGAGGACAACCCCTCCCTCATCCCCCCGGGTCTGAATTCGGACACGGACTTCGACATTTCCGTCAGGAAGCCAACCAAGTAAGGAGCCTCATACCCATGAGCAACGTAGCACTTTTCTCCGGCTCTGCCGTCCCCGCGTTCGTCAAGAAGGGCGAACTCTCCGCGCTCGCCAAGTCCCTCACCGGGGGCGCTGGTGTCAGCGGCAAGCGCATCTCCATCAAGGGCGGCGTGTTCCGCCTGCTGAGCGACGGCAAGGAGGTGGCGTCCATCGAGGAGCGCTTCCTCGATGTCGTGGTGGTCAACGCCGCGACCAAGATCGGGCGCACGTTCTACCTCAAGCAGTACGACCCCGACGCGCCTGCTGCCCCGGACTGCTGGTCTGCGGACGGTGAGAAGCCCGATGCCAGCGCAGCCAACCCGCAAGCTGCACGCTGCGCGGACTGCCCTCAGAACGCCAAAGGCTCGGGCCAAGGCGACTCACGTGCCTGCCGCTTCAGCCAGCGTCTGGCTGTGGTGCTCGCCAACGATGTCGAGGGCGATGTCATGCAGCTTCAACTGCCTGCCACCAGCATCTTCGGCAAGGAAGAGAACGGCAACATGCCGCTGCAAGCCTACGCCCGGTTCCTGGCTGCGCAGAGCGTGTCCCCGGAGACGGTGGTCACGCGCATGAAGTTCGACACGAAGTCGGAGAGCCCCAAGCTGTTCTTCAAGCCCATGCGCTGGCTGACCGAGGACGAGTACGCCACGGCTGTCGAGAAGGGCCAGAGCGAGGAGGCCAAGCGCGCCATCACCATGACGGTCGCGCAGACCGACAAGGTCGAGCCGATGAAGCTGGAAGGCACGCCGCCCAAGGCTGCGGTGAAGGCTGCACCCGCGCCTGCCGTGGAGGAAGAAGAGGAGGCCCCGCCGCCCGCACCCAAGCGTGGTCGCCCGCCCAAGGCCAAGGCTGAGCCTGCTGCCGAGGAGGCCGAGGAGACGGTGGAGCCCACCGTGCGTGCGTCCGAGAAGCCCGCCCCTGCCCCCAAGGCATCGCTTGCCAAGCTGGCTGCGGAATGGGACGATGAGTGAGTAACGCGGGGCAGGCACTGCCTGCCCCATCCGCACCATGCCCTACTCTCCCTCAACGATCTACACGATCAACCGAGGCCCCCGCAATCTCGGCAACACGCTGGGACGCCTTGCGGTGGGCCTCGACTTTTCCGTGATGCGGATCGCGAAAACAACCGGCGCTACTCGACAGACGGTCTACAACTGGATGGCGGGAGGCGAAGTCCTCACGCCCTACCGTCCGCTCGTGGAGCAACTCATAACCATTCTGCGCACATCGAAGAGCGCAGACGATGCCTGGAAGAAGTCATGCAAGGAATTCAACCTGCAAGCCTGACAGATGAGGAACTGTTGCGCATGGCAACACTGGTGCGTCCAGAGGAACTGCCCGCTGCTTGGGTACAAGAACTGCTGGTGCGTTTTGAACGTGCGCTTGATGATCTGACCCTGCGCCACTGACTTTCGGAAGCCTATGTCACCGCATGAGTTTCTTGCGGCTGTGCTTCCGCCGCCCGGTTTCGGGTACTACTGCACAGCAGAGCTTTCTTCCAAGAGGAAGCAGCACGTATTCACAGAGACGCTGGAGGAGATAGAGACGCAGTCCCAGTCGTGGCTGCAACAGAAGCGCGATGTCTACTTTGCGCTGGCTACGTTCAACGAGCCCAACAATCGCGAAGCCAACAACGCGGAGTACCTCCGCTCGCTGTTCATCGACATGGACGGCTACGCGACCAAGAAGGCCGCAGCAGAAGCGCTGGGCGCGTTCCTTGAGAATACAGGACTCGACGCCTTCGGCACCCCGTGGATCGTCGCCTCGGGCGGCGGGCTGCACTGCTACTGGGCGTTCATCAAGCCGGTGCCGGTGGGGCTATGGAAGCCCGTGGCCGAGCGCTTCAAGCGTCTGTGCAAGCAGCAGGGCCTGACCATCGACATGACCGTGACGGCAGACGCCGCACGTGTGCTGCGCGTACCGGGTACGACCAACTTCAAGAAGAAGTACGCCGAGCCGCGTCCGGTCAAGCTGCTGGCTGCGGCGCAGCCTGTGGACTTCCAAGCCTTCAGCGAGGCGGTGGTGACCCTCACCCCCGACGCGCCTCCTGCGGCGGCTCCTGCGCCCTCTACGCTTGCCCTGGAGGGGCAGCGCCCGTCCAACGCGCCTGCTGCGTCTGCCGTCAAGCTGATGGAGAGCACCACCACGCGCTTCAAGACGATCATGCTGCGCACCCGGGACGGTGACGGCTGCGGGCAACTGGCGCACTTCGTTGAGCACGCGCAGGACGAAGGCATGGAGCCGCTGTGGCGCGGCTGGCTGTCCCAGACGAAGTACTGTGCGGACGGTGAGCGTGCAGCGGTGTGGTTGAGCGGGCTGCATCCGTATGACGCCGACCGCATGCACACCAAGCTGCGAGAGATCAAAGGGCCGTACCCCTGCGTCAAGTTCGACAGCGAGAACCCCGGCATCTGCGAAGGCTGCAAGCACTTCGGCAAGATCACAAACCCTCTGGCACTCGGGCGCGAGATCGTTGCGGACAACACCGAGAAAGAGATCGAGCTTGTACCCGCCGACCCGGATGACCCAGAAGCGCCGCCCATCAAGGTCGTGCGCCCGCCGCCACCCAAGGGGTACTCGTACGGAGCCAATGGCGGCGTGTTTGTCGAGCGCATGGTGGAGGAAGCAGACGGCACCAAGCGCAAGCAACAGGTCATGCTGCTGCCTTACGACCTCTTCGTCGTAGATCTCCTGAACAAGGACGGCGAGCACACCGTCCACATGGTGGCGAACAGACCCGGCAAACCACTGGACTTGCTGATGCCGCAGCGCTACGCGGTGAGCAAGGATGAGTGCCTGAAGACGCTGGCGCAGCAGAACGTGATCTCTGCCTTCGGCTCGGGCAACGACAAGAATCTGTACGAGTACGTGCGGGCCTGCGTGGAGGAGGCGAGCACCAGCAAGCAGCCCATCAAGATACCCGGGCAGTACGGCTGGCAGGAAGACGGCTCCTTCGTCTACAACGGCAAGGTCTACTTCCCTGACGGCAGCACGCGCTCGGTGCCGATGCCTGACCTAGTGAACCTCACCCGCGTCACGCGCAGCCAGGGCACGCTGGAGGAGTGGCGCAAGCTGCCCGAGATGCTGATCCGGCGTCAGTTGTACGACCACCTCGCCATCGCGTGCATCGCCTTCGGCGCACCGCTCATGCGCTTCACCCAGATGAGCGCGCTCACCTTCCACGCAGGCTCAACCGACTCGGGCACCGGCAAGTCGCTGGCGCTGTCGCTGCTGAACTCCGTGTGGGGCCATCCGATCCGCTACCGCACAGGCAAGAGCACCTCGCCTGTGACCATGCAGCA